AGTGATTTTTTTTAATGAATTGTATAATATGTTTGGAGAAAAAAGTAAAATCAAGGAAGAATGTTTTTACAAATGGTTTAAAGAAACAGGTAGTGTCATTGTTCAAAAATATGATTTTGAATATTCTGTGTTAATATTCTTAAAAGATATATTATACTATAATTTATTGGATTATTGTAGAGTTAGTAAGGAATGTGATTTTACATATGTGGAAGGAAATGGTTATTTGTTAAATGCAGATGTTCCACTGGAAACAGTATTTATATTGAAAGAAAGTGTGCATAATTATAATATTGCAGTTAACAACAAGATAAAAGATAATGATTTTGAGCAAATAAAATATTTAATGAAATGTACAAAAGAATTTAATACTAATATTTCACATTCACCAGATGGATTGAATAAAATAAAACAAGATCTTTTACAAATTAATTTAATATAATGATATATGTATGGGCGATGATTATTTATCATCGTCCTTTGCTGTTGAAAGAATGTCAGTAATATCACATTTTAAAGCATTACATATTTTTTGGAGAACAACAAAATCTACTTTAGTTGTTTTATTTGAACACATATTGCTTAAAGTAGATGCAGCTATTCCTGTTTCTTTTGCAAGCCAATATTGTGATTTACCTTTCTTTTCAAGGGTTTCTTTGAGAATTACTTTCATGGATTTCCCTCCAATTTTTGATGAATAGATTATATCAAAAATATTTATTTTTTGCAATAATTAGTCTTGACAATAATTAGCGTACACGCTATAATAAGAACTATCAAAGGTAAGGAATACATACCACAACAGAGAGGAGGTTACATATATGGAAGGTATGAGAAATGAATATCACAGATATGATATTATTGAAGCTGAGATTAAGATGACAACACCATCTGGCTCTGTGCAGAAAAAGAAACGTCCATATGTGATTGTGGGAAATGAAAAAGGGACTACTACAGCTCCAACAGTTATTGCCATGCCTTTGACTCATATTATAAAAAGAACTGGACTTCCTACTCATGGATGTATCAGTGCAAATAGTGATACTGGTTTGTCTTTATACTCAATGGTTCTTGGTGAGCAACCTTATACACTAGATAAAAAATGTGAGATCAAAAGAAAGCTTGGAGCCGTTGTAGATAAAGAACAGAGAAACATTGTAAATAAAGTATGTTGGAATACAATGTTCTTTGGAGAAAATATTAATTGGGAGGAAGTATTAGCATGATTGAAGGATATTTAACAGTTTCTAAAGAAGAAGCAAAAAAAATGATTGATGCAGCGCCAGGAGATAGCGTTACTATTGCAATTTACAATAAATCTACAATGATCCATAAACCTACTTTAAGAAATAAGAAAAAGATAGGTAAAGAATTAATTGAATTAGCTAAAGAAATTGGATATCAAGACAATGATTTCTTTGGTGTAATTGGATGTTTGTCAAACGAAAAAGAAGGAGAATTAATGAGAAATATAATGTTTCCATATCCTATGTTAGAATAAAACTTAAAGTTGTTAAAAGTTAGAAAGAAGATGATAGGTAATGTTAAAAGCTTATAAGTATAGAATTTATCCAAATAAACAACAAGAAGAACAAATTAATAAGACGTTTGGATGTTGTAGATTTGTTTTATAATCAAACATTAGCTTATAGAAAAGAAGCATATGAATCTAAAAAAAGAATATTTAAAACTTCTAGAGCAGAAATCCACTAGGTCTTTAGCCTAGTGAATGAATGTGAATAGAGAATATACCAACATAAAGAAGAATAAATCAAAGAAAAATATGTAGGAACTAAAATATCCATAGAAAGGTGGTGAGACGATGGAAACTATCATTAATCGAGGTTATAAGTTTAAAATTGCTCCAACTAAAGATCAGAAAGAGTTTTTCTTACAATCATTTGGTTGTGCAAGAAAAATATACAATATGTATGTTGATGAGTTATATAGAAAACTCGAAGAGTCTAGTTATCAGAATGGAATAATTAAAAAATCGGAATTGCATTTGAGTAAATATACTGATTTTTCAAGACAGTTTGATTATATGAAAAATGTTGATGCTCAGTGTTTATCAAGTGCAAAAATGGATTTTAATAATGCCATTAAAAAATTTAATACAGAATATGATAAAAAGACATATACCAAAAGCAGTCGAAAAAGAGAAAAGACATTAGGAATTAAACTTACTTTCAGAGACTTAAAAGGAATGCCAAGATTTAAGAGTATTAAGAACAATGATTTTTCATATAGAACATATAATCAGTCACAAGGTGAAAAATGGAATTTAATTACATTGGAAAATTCTATGTTAAAAATTCCAAAACTTAAAACATTGATTAAAGTAAAACAACATCGTCCATTGCCAAATAATTCAATTATTAAGAATTGTACTGTTTCAATGGATAATAAGGGTGTATTTTATGTCAGTTTATGTGTTAAATATGTAATTGATATTGAATCAAAGAAATCAGAAAAAGTTCTTGGATTAGATTATTCTCAACATGATTTCTATGTTGATAGCAATGGTAAGAAAGCCAATTATCCTCACTATTATAGGAAATCAGAAGAAAAATTAAAAAAATCCAAAGAGGATTGTCAAGAAAAAAACTTAAATCTAAAAACTGGTATAAACAAAAACAAAAAATTACAACATTACAAAGACATATTGCAAATCAAAGACTTAATTGGTTACACCAAGAATCGAGAAGAATAGCTGGCGAATATGACGCTGTTATAGTAGAAGATATTGATTTAAGAAATATGGCTCAATGTCTAAAACTTGGAAAGAATGTTCATGATAATGGATTTGGAATGTTTAGGACTTTTTTGAAATATAAGTTGGAAGAACAAGGAAAACAATTTATTAAGATTGATAAATGGTTTCCGTCTTCTAAAATGTGTCATTGTTGTGGCACTATTAAAGAAGATTTGCAATTATCAGACAGATGGTATACTTGTGATTGTGGATATGAAAACGATAGAGATTATAATGCAGCGATGAATATAAGAGACTGTGGAACACGGTTATTAGCTTGGTAATGAAATGCTCATAAGAGTATAGTCCCAAGAAGCTACGAAGTCTTTAGCTTCGTGGTAGTTCACGAGAGCAGATTTTTACCATTGACAAGCGTGACGTAATAGAAAAATGGGGAAACGTTGACAATAAAGAGGAAAGAGAATTGGTAGAGAAATGTTTCCTGGCAAACTTATTTGGTAAAAAGAAGATTAGGGTGGAGGAATTGGCATGAATGGAAAGATTGTGTCTGTAGACGAAGCTATAAAATTATTAACTGAGTATAAGAAAAACGGTGGAGAGAATGTGTTATTTTCCTCATTTGATTTAGATAGCAGATCTCCTGATTGTGAAGCTATTCCAATTAGCATCACACATGGGATCAAAGCTATATCTACAGGATTTCCGATAATGTATGATAGAAACATCATTGTTTCATCATTAAAAACACATGATAAAAACAAAGAAAAAACTATTCTATTTGCGGAGAAGGGAATCAAAAAATTGGAATAAAAATTTCCAAAAATTACCGCTTGATTTCCTATACTAAGGTAGTAACATATAAACATAAACAATGGTAAATATAGGATTTATACCTAATTTTTGGTATAATAAAAAAAATACAAACAAATGTTCTGGTGAGTATTGACACAAACAAATGTTTGGTATATTATAATAAAGTCGAAAGACAAAATAAAAAAAGGCTCTTATCTCGGTGTTGGCGCACCATAATGAGATAAGAACCTCTTACATAATGATTTAGCATGAGGGACGGGAATCCCAGAATGCTATTAATTAGTTTAGTTGGTTTGGCATTAAAAGTCAAGTAGTTTCTATATTAATTCATAGCATTTCAGCGATTATTCCAATAATAATACAACTGAATATGGAGAATGTATAAATAAGAGATACATGAAAGTCATGTTTCATCGTAGTTTTTGTACTTATTTTAGGGAAATTTAGCTCAAATTGGACTGAGCAGTCGGCTCATAACCGAAAGGTTCAGGGTTCGAGTCCCTGAGTTTCCATTTCTGAAAGAGAAATAAAACTTATAAGAATGAAAGGAGATGTTAAAATTGTACATTTTGACAGATGGTAAGAACTATGTCATGGATGATCCGATTCATCCAGGGAGAGTCATGTACAGCACTTCACCAGTAAACGCAAAGAAATTTACTTTTAAACAAGCAAGAGCATTGTTGAATAATAAAAGTAAGAAGTTATCTTGGATTAGAAGTTTCAATATGGTGGATGATTCTTCGGGAGAGAAAATTGCGGAACAGGAAGTAAGAAGTAGAAGTAATAAAGGCATATTTGTAGGTAAGAATGATATTGATTTTGATATATCTATTCTCGATCAGATTATGCAAGAAACAAATAATCTTTTAGGTATTGCTGGATGGAATATGGCGCAGCTCACTACATATCAGAATATGCTTTCTACGGCATTATCTAAATATGATTCGGCAGAAGCGGATATTGAACATGCGTTACAGACTTACAAGGAAGAATCTGGTGGTAAGAAACCACAAGCGCATAAGATGGCAAAAGTTGGTTATCTACTTGATGATGTGAGAGATAAACATAAGAGAATCAAACAATGTCAATGCTACATTAAAGTAATGCAAGATGCTATTACATATCATTATACATTGGAGAAACTTAAATTAGAATTAAGCAAAGCTACATATGAGAAGTATCAGGGAAGAACTGAATACTATGATTTAGCATTGGATATGCTTCGATAGTAACTATTAACAGAGAGGATCGGTGGTACGGATGCACTACAAAGAAATTCTGGAATCGTACTATAAAGTAAATGAGGATAAACCAGAAGAATCAGCAAAAAAATTACATAATGTTGTAGATAAAATTCTAAAACGGTTTGGTGGTATCACCGATATTGATAGGGATGAATGTTATTCTATAGCAAATTTAGAAATTACAAAATATGTCAAAAGTCAATTAGATAAAGGAATTGAAGATTTTGACGAAGATCAATTCAATGGATTTATATATTTTGCAATTTCCAGAAAAGTTAAGATGCATATTACAAGAAAAAACAGACAAAAACGCTGCAAAATTGTAACAAAAATGGAAGATGGAAAGGAAATTAAGGAATATATTTATCCAACATCATTAGATAATCTTATGTCTGATGATGGAAAAACAAAGATGATTGATATAATTCCTTCCGATTTTGATATAGAAAGTAATATTGATGTAGGAGAGTTATTAAATCTTGGAGAAAATGTAGTCAAATATATCTCTTCTCTTGGGTGTATAGAGCGTAAAATTGCAGATTTAATAATGCAAGGATGTAATTCTACGGAAATCAAAAACATATTAAAGCTTTCGGATAAAGAATATAATACATATCTTTCTGATATGAAAGAATATGAAAAAAGACAGCTTCTAAAGACAGAAGAATGTGATATTGCAAATATTGAGGAGGAATTACCAATGGAAACAAAAACAACGACATCAGAAAGAACGAAATCTACCAGTTATTCAATAGAATCTCTTAGTAAACAGTTAAGACAGCACAGATTAAGAGATAATCATCCATTGCAAAGAACTTCTGGACAATGGAATTTACTTACAAAAAGTGAATTAATTTCTGATATTTTACAAGGTAATTCACTTTTACAGATTGTAATTTCAGAAGAAATCAAAGCCGGAATTACGATGCACTGGTTAATTGATGGCAAACAGCGTTCTACAAATTTAAAAGATTATCTGGAAGATGGATTTGCTGTTTCAAAGAATGTACAGAGATACATGATTGAATATCAGACTGATAAGACAGATGAAGATGGTAATGTAATTTTGAATGAAGATAGTTTTCCAATACCCGAAAGTAAAACATTTGATATTCGTGGAAAGAAATTTTCTCAGTTACCAGAAGAATTACAGGATAAATTTAAGGATTATCAAGTTCCTGTAATGCTTAATCTGAATTGTACAAAGAAAGATATTGCTTATGATATTGCACGATTCAATAGATGTAGACCAATGAACGTTTCTCAGTCAGGATGGCTAGGATTGGAAGAATCCTATGCCGAATATGTAGATAAGATTTTAAAGATGGACTTCTTTAAGGTTGATTGTGATAAGTCAAGTTATTCAAATACGAATATCAAGAATGGATCACTTAGAAGAGTCATTATTGAAGCAATAATGACATCTAAATATCTTAGCCATTTTGATAAAGACTTTGGGAAAATGTGTATTTACTTAACAGAAAATGCAAATGAATCAGTATTTATTGATTTCTATTTGACATTGGAGAAATTATCTAATGTGTTAAGAGGTGATACATCGGATATTTTTAATAACAAAAATTCATTTTTATGGTTTGCGTTATTTGATAAATTCATAGAATATGGCGTTGAAGATGATAAATTCAATGACTTTATTCAGGAGTTTAAAGAAACATTACATAGTAAGGAAATTGATGGTGTTACATATGATTGTTTGAATGGACAAAAAGGTACAAAGGATCGTTCTTCTGTAACAAAGAGATTTAATCATTTACTTACTCTTATGAGAGAATACTTACATATAGAAGATTCTGTTGAGGAATCAGAATCAGATGTAATCAAAGATGATTTATTTGATACGGAAGTAGTAGAAGAATCTGATGATAAGAAGCCAATTATCGCAGAAGTAACAGAATATTCAGCGATTGGAAACAAAGAAATCGAGCATGTTAGTGGAGAAGTAGTAGATAAAGATACTTTAGAATTTGTAAAAATGTGTGTTGATGATGGTGTAACAGATGCCGATATCCTGGATTATGAGGAAGATTTGGATGTTGTAACCCTTGATGTTGATAATAATTCAAAACTTTTAGATGAAGTAAATCATAAATCTCTTATTGCTCTTATTGCTTATGCTTATAAGATGGATGAGGATATTGACGACTGGTTTAAGGATTATTTTAAGAGAACTAATACATATGAAATTGATCAGAAGAGAAATTATTTACATATGAGAAACGATTTTATCAGATTCAATAAGAGAGTAGTTGCGTAAGAATGGAGAGAAAACGTACATGAGACTTCCAGAAATTAAAAATTCCTACAGATTTTGAAAGAATAATTTGTGCATACTCGTGACTTTAGTTATGAGTTAGTGAATGAAAATATAGAGAATTATGATATAGAAAAGAGGTGAATATCATGGCAAACTTTGTAGTTCAATTTCCTTTAAAAACAGAAATATATCAGGAAGATATTTTGAGTAAACGTTTTGAAATTGGAAGAAAAATCTATAATTCTTTAGTTACCGTTTCACAGAAAAGATATAAAGAAATGATTAAGACAAAGAAATATAGAAATTTAATGTCAATGTTAACTGGAAATAAAAAATCTGATAAGTCGATTTGGAAACAAATTAATCAGATGCGAAAAGAATATGGTTTGACGGAATATTCATTTCATGCCGATGTTAAAGAAATGCAAAAGCATTTTAAGAAAAATATTGATTCTTTTACAGCACAAAAGATTGCTACTACGCTCTGGAAATCTTATGATAAGTTGTTTTACGGAAATGGTAGGCGAGTTTATTATAAGAAATGCGGAGACATGAATTCATTAGAAGGAAAATCTAATTCTACTGGAATTCGATTAGTAAATAATCATTTAATATGGAACGGATTAAATATTCCAGTTATTATTGATTGGGATAATCCATATGAATGCCAGATAATGCAATCTGAAATTTCTTACTGTCGTATCATTGGAAAATTTGTTCATAATAAATATAAATTCTACGTTCAAGTAGTTTTCAAAGGAATTCCACCAATAAAATTTAACAAGGAAACTGGTGAGATTAAACATTCTTTAGGTAGTGGTGATGTTGGTTTAGATATTGGTACTTCTACTATTGCTGTTTCTAGTAAAACAGATGTGAAACTTCTGATTCTAGCTGACAAAGTGCAGAATATTGAAGATGAGAAACGTCGATTATTGAGAAAAATGGATAGGAGTATGCGATCTACAAATCCAGAAAACTACAATGAGAATGGAACAATTAAAAAACATAGAAATAAAAAGGTTGTTTGGAATAAATCAAATCATTATATGAAATATCAAAATCAATTGAAAGAATTATATAGAAAACAAGCAGATATACGAAAATATCAACATGAATGCTTGGCAAACTATATTATATCTCTTGGTAATAATATTTATGTAGAGCAGATGAATTTTGCTAAACTGCAAAAGAAATCCACCAAAACAGAAAAAGATGATTACGGAAAATTTAAACGGAAGAAGCGTTTTGGAAAGTCTCTTGCAAATCGAGCACCTGCTATGCTAATGACAATCATTAACAGAAAACTTTTATATTATGGATTAGAATTGATTGAGATTAACACTGTTAAAGCAAGAGCTAGTCAGTTTAATCATATGACAGGAGAATATCATAAAAAGTTTTTATCCCAAAGATGGAATGACTTGGATGGTATAAAAATTCAAAGAGATTTATATAGTGCTTTCTTGATAATGAATATTTCAAATGACTTAGAAAATTTCGATATTAAAAAATGTAATGATAGATTTGATAATTTTAAAATACTTCATGATATGGAAATACAAAGATTAAGTAATACACATACTTTGAGTAGTATGGGAATTTAAAGTTTTATAAAACGGTTTTGACATGATCCGTATGCTATCGTTAATTCATTCAAAGGAATGATTGATAGTGAAAGTCTTATAGAAATGAATTAGTCTTATGTGCTTTCGAGTATATTTGGAAGTTCATGTATATAAGAACCCAACGTGCTTTAGCCGTTGGAGTGTCAGATATAAAGAGAAACCAACTGTATATATTTACGGTAAACATCCGAATGGAATTATTGATAAAGAATATGTTTGGAGATTGCCAAAATCAAAAGAGAATATGTATGATGTGTTGCTGCCAGGAGATTTGATTTATTGCAGTACGAAGAATGGAATCGCTCCTGTAATTGTGACAAGAATTGAGAAACGTGATTCATGGGATACAGATTTGAAAGTAAAAGTTGTTTGCTCAAGAATAATCATCAGAAATGGAGAATCATTAAAATATGAAATGGATAAATGTGAATCAGTTAATGTGTAAACATGAGTGGGTATTGATCGAAAGACCTCGACATATTAAATATGATTATGATGGTTGTGAAGTTGTAATTGGTAAATGTCGATGCACGAAATGTAAGAAGATAAAGGACAGGAAGATGATTGGACATCAGATTGGGAATATATTTGAGGAAGTTAATACATAAATTCGTGGTTTCATGGTAAAAATTTCTAATATTTCTTAATAAAATCCCATAAAAATTACAATTTAATATAAAGGAGATTAATACTATGGCTATCATTGGCGCAATTTTAGGAGATATTGCAGGTTCACAATATGAATTTGGTAGACCGATTGATTTAGACTGGAAGAATTGTAAGTTATTTACTGATAGATGTTATTTTACAGATGATACTGTAATGACACTTGCTGCTAAATTAGCAATTCTTAATAATAAATCTTTCGCAGAATCATATAGAGAATGGGGAAGAAAATATCCAAATGCAGGATATGGAAACAATTTTGAAACGTGGTTAAGATACGATGATGAAACTACATATGGAAGTTTTGGTAATGGATCTGCAATGAGATGTTCTTATGTCGGAGAACATTTTAATACAGAAAAAGAAGTTATCGAATGGGCTACAAAATCTGCTGAGTGTACACATAATCATTCAGAGGGAATCAAAGGAGCAGTTGTAACAGCAATGTGCATTTATATGGCAAGAACAGGTGCTACAAAAGCAGAAATCTATGAATATGTGAAGAAGAATTACCCAAAAGACGATTATCAATATAGTGTTGAATATAAAATTGAAGACTATAGAAAGACATATCAGTGGAATGAAACTTGTCAAGGAAGTGTACCTGTTGCAATAAGATGTTTTCTGGAAAGTGATGATTATGAAAGTTTCTTGCGAAATGTATTCTCGTTGAAATGTGATATGGATACATTATGTGCTATAGGTGGTGGAATTGCAGAAGAATTTTATCATGGTACTGGGCTAGATAATGATTATTTACTTGAACATTATCTGAATAGGCAATTATACAGAATTGTTGAAATGTGAGTTTTGAGAGGGGACAGAATGAAAGTTAAGAAACTATTAATTGGATTACTTGTATCTGGACTGACACTTTCGTTTACTGGATGTGGTGACAAAGTGATAAATGATAAAGGTGAAAAAGTTCAATCATTCGGTCAATTTATTGAAATTAAGAAAACAAAAATCGCATCAAATGAGGGGTGTATATTCAGTCAATATTTTGTATATGATAAAACCACTAAAATTGTATATGTAGTACAAGGTTCAGATCATTATGGTGGCATTACACCATATTACATATTAGATGAAAATGGTAAACCAGAAATAGCAGTCTACGGAGAAAATTATAATGGATAAGGAGAAAGAAAAATTTTCTAAAGAGATATTTCTTATTTGCAAGGGAAGATACAATTACGAAAAGTACGGGTCAGTATTTAATGCAATGAATAGATATTATCACAAATATTATTGTGATGACATTGACATTACTTATCAACTTGCTAATCAGATATTTTTATTTCCTATGGTTGAATGGGTATTGGAGAATCATAGAGACAATAAGTTACATTCATTTCTGTATTACATATTTAGCAATAATTTATTTTGGAATAGAGAATGTAATTATGATGAGAACTTATTTAAAAAGATTCTGAATTGGGTTGCTATGATATCCGTAAAACATTATAACGAAGAAACTGATAAATATGAATGGATTATTGACTTATCTGATTTTGATGGAAAGGATATTGACCTGGAATGATGAAACATATTAAGCAAGGAGAAAACATAGGTGTGGCTGTATAAGTTCAAGGTGCTGTCGTAGACGTATATCCACATCCTAGATTTAGAGGAATGCATGGATTGATGTATAAAAGTGAGAAGTGGACTTGTAGTGATTATGCTTTCGATGAAAGCTGTAGAGGAAAAACAAACAATGGGCGATATTAGAGTTAAATATATGTATCCTTTATCTCCTTTGCAAGGAAAGAAAGGGATTATAAAAGAAAGAGATGAAAATAGTTATAAGTATGTAACAGTATATTTTGATGATGGAATAATTGATGAAGTTCATAAAGGTCATCTTATAGAAATAGAAAGTGAGAATAATAACATGGTAAAATTAGAAGGATATTATGCAGTTGCAGTAACGGAAGAAGGAACAGGATATTATGGAATGACAAAGGATTATCATTTTGCAATATTTAATGATGGGAACACATATGCGATTGGTGATAATATATTAGTTAGTAGTGGAGTAAATAAAAATGTTCTAACAATTAAGAATATTATTACACCAGAAGAAGCGAAAGAAAAAGGAAGAAAAGATATTACCGCTGAGGTCATATGCAAAGTTGATACATCGTCTTATGACAAACGTGTGAAGGAACGCAAAGAGAAAGCAGAACGTAATAAAGAAGCAGATAAAATTAAAAAACAGATGGATAAAATGATTGCAAGAATGGATCAGACAAAGCTGTATGAGATGTACGCAAGTGACAATCCTGAGTTAGCGGAGAAATTAAAAGTATATAAAGAGCTGCTTGGATAGAAATGATAATTATTCATCAAAATCTATTAAATCTATTAGACTTGTTCAAGTCGAAATTTCCAAAGCGAATAAAAATGAATAGAGGTGAAAATATGGAAGTAGTAGCACAAACAGATTATCAGGACATTTATAGAATTACAGATGGAGTTTTACTTGTTGTGAATAAGTTTATTTCTATTGATTATTCTGATAAGACAAAAGAATATATTCGTGTGCATATGAGTAGAGCAAAATATAAATCATACAATAAAAATTGTCAAACATGGTTAAAAGTATTAAAAGAAGATTATGCGTATGAATATTGTCCAGTTATCATACCGAAAGGAACAGTTACATATATGAGTATCCCAGTTATTTGTACAAAAGATAAAGATAAATGGACATATGAATTAAAGACAACTGGAACTGCATTTAGTGGGACTTATAGCGAAATATCAAAGATGCTAGATGATATAGTAGATTGCGTTGTTATTAGCAGAAGATCAAATTATGGGAGGAATTGAAAATGGAATTAGTAAAGGCAAATTTATACGCTTATGCATATTATAGCGGAGTAGAATATGAGGAAAATATTTGGATTAAAAAATCTTCATATGAAAAAATCAAAGAGTGTTTTCCAACCGAAGTATATGTTGCTGACATTGATGGAAAATATAGCGAAACAGAAGGAAAAGTTACAGTAAAAGAAAGCTTTAAATCAGATAAAGAATATGCCATTGAAGGGAAATTAGAATGTGATGGTGAGAATTTAAGATGGGAGTTAGAGAGTGTTTATAAAGATAATGATTTAGATTATGAATCTGAGCAAGAAGAAATCGCAGAATTTTTAAATAGCATTGACGTATATGAAAAAGTGACAGTAAAAATTCCTCGTAGTAAAGTAGTAGAATTAAAAACTTATGCCGAAAAGTTGTGTGGTGACTGATGAAATCTTGCTTTTATGGAGATAGTTTATGAAATTAATTATAAATGTACCACTTTCATATACGAGAGAATATCTTGAAGATTTGGACGAAAATACATTACCTAATATTGGTGATGATTTTGAAGAGAAATATTATGTTAGACGCAAAACTATAGAAAATGATGTTTGCACTTTGGATTTAGGATTTAAAAATTTTAAGGGGCATTACCCAGATGAGGAAGGGCTATAAATGAGTAGTTGGACTTACATAACGGGAACTATAACAGTATCACCCATAGGGCGCACACAAGCGGAGAAAAGATATATTCTTGATACGGTATTGGCGCATTTACCGATAGTTTCTGGCTCAGAAAGAGATATGGATGTATATGTGATTCAGAAAAATGGTCATAATAGTTCCTGTTCTTGTGATGAATTTGGTGAAAGAACTAATAATTTAACTGATTGGTATGGTGATAGAACAAGAAGTAGAGGTATGTTGTGTACACAAGATGAATACATCTTAGTTGTAGATGCTGCTTTGAGAGATAGAGAATTTGATCAAACTTATAGAGAATTTGCTAAATGGCTTGTGAGATTAGGCAAGAGAGTCATGATTGATAATATTCTTGTAAAAATTAGCGGATATAATAAGTCTACAATCATCAAAAATTATCGTGTGCAGAACAAAAAGTATTCATGGCAGAATGTTTTTGATAATTTATTTGAAAATCCAAGTTGGATGAATGATGATGGAGAAGTTAATTGGTGTGAATATATGTTATATCCAAGAGCTAAAGATTCTGATTATCCCATGATGTTAGCTTATAAGTATTTCAATGATAAGGAAAATGATGAAGAAGTAGAGAGAAGAATGAAGTATGAGAGGGGTAAATGAAAAGTATAAAGAGAAATATAAAACAGGAATGATATTCAGAAGCGAAAAAGATCCATGGACTGATTTAGTAATTGATTTTGTTTCGTACACGAGAGGATCAGAAACAGCTTATACATTCAATATGAACTCAATTATAGATTGGGTAAGAATTAATGAAGAAGCATTCAATAAACATATCAGTGTGTCAAAAGGAATTGATTATGATAAAGTCAAAAATCATGAAGTGAGTACATTTCCATATCCATTTTTCGGTGAGATGCATCAGAAATCTATGGATAATTATATCAGAAAATATGAAATGGAATTTTGTGGTATGAGTGATAAAGAAGTTATTGTATTTAATGATGATGATTTCGAGTATAGTTCTGGATTCAAAAAGTAAGCTAATAATGAATTTGGCATTTCAAAGGAGAAAATATGTTAATTAGAAGCCAGGATAGAACTAAATTGGTAGATATTGCAGGTAAAACAATTGCTATTGATCGTGCGAATGCAATTGAAATAACGTATGCAAACAGTAATGTTTTGTTAGGAAAATATACGAGTAAAGAAAAGGCTCTCAAAGTTTTAGATTTGATTGGTCAAGCTTATAATAATTTTGAGACAGGTTTTATATGTATCGTGTTTCAAATGCCAAAAGATGAAGAAGTAAATGAAGTATATAATAAAGAATATTTGGAGGATATAAATGAAAAATAGAGAGAAATTCGCTAAAGAAATTGTAGATATTGCTTGTAATGGTAGGAGTATAGCAGTAACAAAAGATAATGAAGTTGTTTGTTGTGATAATATTAATTGTGAATCATGCATGTTTGATATGGTTGAACATATTGGACGTTCACAGGTATGCCTCGATCAATTACGTGAATGGTCTGAATCAGAATATGTAGAGGAACCTACAATCACATCAAAAGAGAAAACGTTCCTTGATTTGATTGTAGCTAAATGGAAATATTTAGCAAGAGGTGAAGATAAAAATTTATATGTTTTTGATTCACTGCCAAGTAAAGGATATGATGGTTGGTGTCTCGAAAATATATCAATGTGTGACTATTGTTACATTTCTAAAAAGCCATTTGGCGGTATGTTTGATTTTATAAAATGGGAAAATGAAAAACCTTGGAGCATTGAAGATTTAAAGAAACTAGAGGTGAAAGATGAATGATTTAGACAATTATGAAGAAGATCCATATGACTACTGCTATGAATGTAGTGGTTATGGTGACGATTATTACGAGGACGAAGATGGAGAATTAGTCTGTAGATGTCCTGAATGTCTTATGAATCCTAATTATGATTATTGGGAGGAATAATACATATCTAAGTAAATTTCTATGGGTGATCACCCAAATTATTTCCAAGAACAAGATTAATCAAAAATGAAAATAGAATTAGACCATATACAGTAAGGGAATATGCTAGACTACAAGGTTTTCCAGATTGGTTTGAGTTCTGTGAACAGATAATGATGCTTATAGACAGATTGGTAATGCTGTTGCTGTTCCAATGGGACGTTGGATTGGCAAACAGATTGTAAAATATTTTAATTCATAATAAGAAAAGGAGAAAGCATTATGGGAATTACAAGTAAACAGACAGGAAAATTCAGAGGGATGATGAGAAAAATTGAGAATGAGCAGCTTAAAATTAAAGCTGATTCCGTGAAACGTAAGAAGAAAGATAGTAATAAAAATGCCTGATATTACTATGTGCCGTAGTAGTGACTGTCCAAAACGTAGTCATTGCTACAGGGCACAAGCTAAACCAGACAAATTGCAGAGTTATTCAGACTTTTCTGCTGAATGCTTTCAATACAATTTCTTGCAATATTGGAGCATAAACAGGGAATCCGATGAGATGAAAGGGAATAATAATGAATGACATTAGGTATTGTATAATGGGTGCGTTGATTATTCTAAATATTATTGCGGCAAAATGGTACGCTAATCGAAATAAATTAGAAAATGTCATTATCTCATGTACAACTTCAATAATTATAACAATATTAATGTGTTGCTTGGCAATGGAAGGTGGATTTTAAATGAAAAGGTTAATTAATTATATACGAAGTTGTTTTTGTAAACATGACTGGGAATTAATTTTTGATACTTATGCATATGGAGAACATTTAGATGGAACACCTTACAAATATCCATTATATCGTATGAAAACTTATCGTTGTAAAAAATGTGGAATAGAGAAGAAATATAAAAGCCGATAACAGTTGAAAGAAATCTTTCATAGGAGGTGTGGAAATGGGATGTCATACATGGTTTAGCAGACCAATTACTGACAAAGAATTTGAGAAAATGAAAGAAAATGCACCAAGAGAAATATATCATCTTACAGGTAATTCACAAGAGAATATTGAAAATGGATTATACGATAAGAATTTATATAATCTCCTTATGAAATCATACAATGAAGATATTCCATGTGTATATGGGAAGTATTGGTGGCAGCTTGGATATGGCTCAGGTATGGATAGAACATATAAGGAAATTGAAAAATGCTCAAAATTATATACTAATGTCCTTGAATACCATGATACATTTAGGATTTCTAATTATCCACGAAAAATTATTAGAAGTCGTAGAGACTTGAGAAGATTTTTACGAAAAAGATATTTTAAATTGACGGATAAACAATTAGAACGAGTATCACAATTTTTCAGAGAATATCCAGGTGGGGTAATTACGTTTGGTTGAAAGGGGATATTATGATAAATAAAAAATTTTTTGAAGATGTGGTGGTTAATATGAGATTAGTTAAAATCGTAGATATGGAACTTAGAAAATCAGATAAACAGTTTTTATTGGATGTCAAATTAGATATTGGAGATTCATATGTTTATGTTAAAGATATTGTAATTGCTCATATGGACAATATATTAAATAGTGTAAAGATTGAACAAGACAACTTAACTGGCGATTGTATGATTTCAGAATTGTTCAAAAATAATTTATGTGTACTTAATAATACTATAGAGCATGAACAAAAACCAAAAGAAATGACATTAGAAGATATTGAAGAAGCTCTTGGTTATCCTGTGAGGATTGTGAAGGAGAAACAATGATTGCAGGCACGACAATTTTGTTAATTGTTATGTGGGTTGTATGTACAGCAATTTCTATGACTGGAATGATATGTAAAAGAGATATAGATGTTGTTAGTATAATGAGCATTCCCTTAATAGTAATAACTATTTTTATAATGTTTTTTACATGATGAAAAATTTATTTCAAGGAGAAAATAAAATTATGGAATATAAAACTTTAAAAGATACGGTAGATATTATGTGCAGCACAGATTATAAAGAAAGATTCATTGCTGAATATAAACAATTAGAAATTAGAATTTTAGGACTTGAGAGAATGTTAGACAACTGGGATCACAATGAATTAAATTTCAAACCAACTTGTCCTAGAAGTACATATGATTTACAGTTAAGAGCTATGAAAGATTATTATGCAGTATTACAGATGAGAGCAGTTATGGAGAATATTCCAATTGAGGTTGAATAAAATGTTTAATCCTTATGAATGGAAAAGTAAGATATATTTACATCCATTAAATAAAATGAATGATTTATATTATAAAGTTTGTTGCTATTGGAACGCAAAGACTGAAATGTATGATTGTATTTTAGCTGATGGTTATCTATATGAGTCAGCATATATTTCAAATCCTAAACTTCGTGGCTATTCTGCCGAATATTCCCGTCAAATATTTTTATTTTGTCAACATGTGCTTATTTGTGAATGCGATAAACCGTTTGATGAAAAGTTATGGAAGCATATAAATAACAATGGATATTTTTCTCGTCAGTGGATGAAAGAATATGAAAGATTAAAGTCTAATGGAGAATTAGATTTTATAGAGAAATACAAACTATAATAAATAATGAAAGGGAGATTGAATACATATGAGATTATTCAATAATTGGATTAACGGAGACTGCTTAAAGGAACTGAAAAAGATGGAAGCTGAAAGTGTGGATCTAGTGATTACCTCTCCACCTTACCATAATCTTCGAGTATACAGCAATGATCCTAGCGATTTAAGTAACTGCGAGAGTTATGAAGAATATTATTATCTCTTAGGACTTGTAATTGCAGAATGTGAAAGAGTTTTGAAACCAGGTGGAAAATTTGTAATGCAGTTTGAAGATTATAATTACACTATTGGTAGAGATAATAAGATGGGACAGGAAAGTTTAACAGGAGATATTAATAAAATTTTCTTAGATAATGGATTTTCACTTTGGACTAAAGCATTTTGGCGAAAATATTCTGCTCAGAGAGCAATGTTAGCGCAAGGAAATCTGTATTATAGAAATATGAAAGCACGTGATACAATTCTTGCTGCAAATGTAGGTTTTGTATATGTGTATAAAAAAGCAGGTGATTGTGAATTAATCAAGGCTTCTGATATTACACTTGCAGAATGGGCTGATTGGGCGGATGGTGTATGGAATATCAGTAACTCAGGTATCGGACATACAACACCTTTTGCGGAAGAATTGGTAAAAAGATGTATTAAATTATGGAGTTGTCCTGGTGATACTGTACTTGATCCATTTGCAGGTGCAGGGACGGTTAATAAAGTTGCTATCGAAAATAGTAGAAACGCTATTGGTATTGAATTAAATAAAGAATTTTATGATTTAGCTAACGAAAAGCGTTTCAGCTTATGGGATGATTCAGTGTTTGATTCAGATGATTCTGTAGAAGCAATGAAAGAACGTTTTGAAAAAGAACTTCTAGCAGGTAAAGAACAAAGTGCTAATGCTAAAGCAGAAAAGGAAGAAAAGAAAGTTCTTACACAGAAGAAAAAAGATCTTCGTGCAGAAATTAAAGAACTTGAAGCACAGTTAAATGCACTTGGCATGAAGAAGTCCGAAATTAAGAAACTTAAAGATGAAGTAAAAGAGGAAGTTACTGAATGATTTCACTAGAAATTCCAGTAGAGAAAATCCCTTATGTTAGAACTATTGAGGGACGAAAGTTTAAAGCAGGTAAATGGGAATTTCCAGATTCCGCATTACCAAAGTTACAACAATATGGGTTAGTTTCTTCTGATATTAAGGTTGAAGAAAAGGAGATAGTTCAATATGAGCTATCTCCATACCTAAGAAAATATCAGAAAGAGATTGTAAATACCGCATTAAACGCTGGCTGTTATGGTATTTTTGCAGATACAGGTACAGGAAAGACTGCTATTTCACTAGAAATTGCAAAACATTATGGTAAAACATTGGTGCTATGTCCATTATCTGTTATAGAAACTGCGTGGATGGACGATTGTAAACAGTTCTATCCAGATTTAAAAATAATTAATTGTCATGGAAATACAAGAAAGGAAAGACTTGAAGCATTAAAAACTGATTCAGATATTTATGTTATGAATTATGACAGCTTTAAGATTTTGAAAAAAGAAGTATTATCTATGGATTTCAAATGCGTGATTGTTGATGAAAGTCAAGTAATGAAGAATATGACTTCTCAAATCACAAACTATCTATTACAACTAATTACGGTAATTCCACATCGTTTTGTTCTTAGTGGTACTCCCACACCAAACTCAAATCTTGAAATATTCCCACAAATGAAATTTGTTGACGCAGAAGTATTTGGTAATAATTATTTTGGATTCCAGGCAAGGTATTTCTCACAGGATTTGTCTGATCCGCATTATTGGTATCAAACAGATGAGAATAAGCAAGCATATTATAACCGTTTGAGAGATAAATCGGTATTTTTAAAGAAAGAAGATTGCGTTGATTTACCGCCAAAAGTATTTGAAGTTAGACGATTTTCATTAGGAAAAGAACAGAATAAATATTATCAAGATATGTTACAGAACATCAAAGATAATATCAATGAATGGTCTAAATTTGAATTTACAGCAAAGTTAATGAAGCTTAGAGAAATAGTAAGTGGATTCGTAATCAATAAAGATGGAACTATCACAGATTTTGATACAAGTAAAAACAAAGTATTAGAAGATTGTTTTGAAGAAGTTGGAGATAAACCTGTAATCATCTGGTGTCAATTTCAACATGAGATTGAACAGTTAGCGGAGAAATATAATGGTGTGGGGCTAACTTCTAAAACAAAAAATCGTGATGATGTTATCAGAGATTTTAAGAATAATAGAATTAAAAGGTTATTTACACATCCGAAGCTATTAGGACTTGGACTTACATTTGTAAATTGTACATATAACATCTATTACTCTATGAGTTTTAGTTATGAAGAATTTAAGCAAAGTCAAGATCGTATTCATAGAATTGGTCAAGAGAATAAATGTACATATATTATTTTACAAGGTAAAGATACTATTGACGAGAAAATATATAACTGTTTGCAGCGAAAAGGAAATGCGGTAGATGAATTATATATGGAAATGGGATTAAAGATTAAACAATAAAAAATCAATTTCAATGTTAGGAAAGGGCGAAAGGGGTTGCAACCATAATAGAATTCTACCTTTCTGGTTATTAATATGAAATATTTAGGAAGTAAAAATAGACTTAGTAAGTATATTGCACCGATTTTACAACAGTATATTAATGAAAATAGTATAACTACATACTATGAGCCGTTTGTTGGTGGTGCAAATATGATAGATAAAATTGATTGTTCATTGAGAATAGGAAATGACATTCATCCGCAATTAATTGCAATGTTTCTAGCATTACAAAATGGATGGAATCCACCAGAGCATATTACAGAAGAAGAATATCAAAATGTGAGACA